GAAAGATAGTAAGATTAAAAAAATTCTAATACAATTAGAACAGGCTAATTCTGATATTCAATCTATGGGTTCTAAGATAGGTGAACTTCAGGAAAAGCTGTCTAAGAAAGAAACTATCAAGAGAACTATTAATAAAAAGATAGATGAAATCTTAGAAAAAAAAGATGAAGAAATAGTTGACAAGGATGATTAATTATGATAAAGATTATTCATGTCAAATAAATTAACAAATACAATGAGGTATAAAAAATGGCACAAGTAGAAGGCACAGCGTATTGGGCTTCTTTAACAAGACCCAATGAAAAGTTCGAACCAATGTGGAGAATTGACTTAGCAGTTGATGACAACACAGCAGCAGACCTAGCTAAAGAAGGTATTGCTTTAGGAGAAACAGTTATCGATGGCAACACTATTAAGAATGTTGTTAAGTTTAAAAGAAAAGTTTCTAAAGCAAATGGTGACAAGAATCAACCACCATCAATTGTTGATGGACAGAAACAACCACTAGATAAAATAGTTGGTAATGGTTCTAAGGTTGTAGTAATGTATAAATCTTATGACTGGAATTACAAAGGTAAGACTGGTAAAGGTTTAGATTTACAAGCAGTCCAAGTTAAGAATCTAGTAGAGTACACACCTAAAGAAGACTTTGATATAATCACACCAACAGAATCTGGTGTTGATATTAAAGAAGACTTCTAGTACAACTAGCCATAAGTCTAATGGCAGTTTCATTATACTTATCTCCTGGGGAGAGTCGGCAAAAACTGGCTCTCCTTTTTTATGCAAACAACAATTACAAAGGGCGACTATGGAAGAAATAAATAAAAATGGATTTGTAAAATTTCATTTACCCTGTCCACTATGTTCAAGTAGTGATGCAGTATCTGTCAATGCAGATAATTCAGCTTATTGTTTTTCATGTCAACAATATATAAGGGAATACGATATGGAAATTACAGAAGGCACAACGAATGGTGCGAATGAATACGAAGTAAAAGATTACTTAAAAGAATCTAACTATGCAGAAATTATAGATAGAAATATAAAAGAAGATAGCTGTAAACGATATGGCGTTTCAGTTAAGATGGATAGCATGGGTACAATTACTCATCACTACTATCCTTATCATGACAAACAAGGTGCAAAAGTTGCAACCAAAACAAGATACACTAAGCTAAAAGAATTTAGTCTTCAAGGTAATACTAAAAACTCTGGACTATTTGGTGAACATTTGTTTAAAAGAAATAAATACGTTATTATTACTGAAGGTGAGTTAGATTGTTTATCAGCTTATCAAATGTTTAAGACTGACAAGTATGAAACACCAGTAGTTAGTATTAAGAATGGTATTACTTCAGCAGTTAAAGATATTAAATCAAGTTTAGAATGGTTAGAAACTAGCTTTGATAATATCATTTTAAATTTTGATAATGATAAACATGGGATAGAGGGTGCATTAAAAGTAGCTGAACTATTTAGTCCAGGCAAATGTAAAATTATGTATCTACCTGAAGGATTAAAAGATGCTTCAGATTGTTTAACTAAAAATAATATACAAGCATACACTAAAGCTTTTTGGGATGCAAAGTTATATGCACCAGATGGTATCATTAATGCTAATGTTTTATTTGATGAGATAGCAAAACCTATATCAAAAGCATTTGTTCAATATCCATTTGAAGGTATGAATAAAATTACTTATGGAATAAGACCTGCTGAATTAGTTACGTTTACTGCAGGGTCTGGTCTAGGTAAGACACAAGTGATGAGAGAAGTAGTTCACTTTATGCTTAAATCAACTGAAGATAATATTGGTTTGTTAATGTTAGAAGAAACACCAGTCATTACATCTAAAGGTTTAATGAGTGTTGAAGCAAATCAAAGATTACATTTACCAGATGTTCATGTAAGTAAGGAAGAATTAAAAACTTACTTTGATGCAACAGTAGGTACTGGTAGAGTTTATATGTTTGACCACTTTGGTTCTAACTCAATTGATAATATAGTTTCAAGAGTAAGATACTTAGCTAAAGGTTTAGATTGTAAGTATGTTGTCATTGACCATGTTAGTATCATTGTATCAGACCAATCTTCAGGTGATGAACGTAGAGCATTAGATGAAATTATGACTAGACTTAGAACACTTGTACAAGAAACAGGTATTGCTATGATAGTTGTATCTCATTTAAGAAGACCAGAAGGTAAAGGACATGAAGAAGGTGCAGCAACTTCACTATCACAGTTAAGAGGTTCAGCTTCTATTGGACAACTATCAGATATGGTTATCGGATTAGAAAGAGATGCTCAAAATGATGACCCTCTTATTAGAAATACAACAAGAGTTAGAGTACTAAAGAATAGATTCTCTGGTACTACTGGTCCTTGTTGTGACTTATTATATGACCCAGATACTGGTAGACTTAATGAGGTAAAAATTGATGACCTTTAATCAGGTAGTCTTCGATATTGAAACAACGATGACTGCTGATAAGGTATGGTGCATTGTTTGTAAACATGGAGAAACTTATTATCAATTTACTGATGGTAAGAATCTTCATAGGTTCGAATACTTTGCAAAACAAACTAAAGAATTTATAGGACACAATATCATAGGCTTTGATATACCTGTCCTTAATAAATTTTTTGGTAAAGACTTGTTTAAAGATTGTAAGATAACTGATACCTTAGTTCTTTCAAGATTATTTAATCCTATATTAGAAGGTGGACATTCACTAAAAAATTGGGGCTTAAAGTTTGGAGGTAAAGGTAAAATTCAGTTTGAACAATTTGATTATCTTAGTGATGAGATGTTAACTTACTGTAGAAATGATGTAGCTTTAACAGAAAAGTTATATAAATTTCTAATGAGAAACATGACTGACTTCGGTGAGTCAATAGAGTTAGAACATAAAGTTGCAGAGATAATTCAAAGACAACATGAGTCAGGATTTAAACTTGATATAGTAGAAGCTTATGGTTTACAAGCTAAGTTTCAAGAAGACATGAATGACTTGACTACGACTGTAAGAAAAACTTTTCCTCCATTAAAAATAGAAGAAGAGTTTATTCCTAAGTCTAATAACAAAGCAAGAGGATATGTGAAGGGAGTTCCTTTTACTAAAGTTAAGTTCAAGGAATTTAATTTAGGTTCAAGACAACAGATAGCTGAACGATTGATGTTACTTGGGTGGAAGCCTAAGAAGAAAACAGATAAAGGTCATGTTATTGTTGATGAAAAAGTATTAAGTGAGATACATAATATTCCTGAAGCTAAATTAATTAACAGGTTTCTTATGCTACAGAAAAGAATTGCTCAAGTAAGTTCTTGGATAGAAGCTATAAGAGAAGATGGTAGAGTACATGGTAAAGTAATAACTAACGGTACAATTACAGGGAGGATGAGCCACCAGTCGCCCAACATGGCACAGATTCCTGCTGTGTACTCACCATATGGTAAAGAATGTAGGGCATTATGGATAGTAAACAAAGGTTATAAACTAGTAGGAGTTGACGCTTCAGGACTTGAGTTGAGGATGTTAGCACACTACATGAATGATAAGGATTATATATATGAAGTCGTTAATGGAGATATACACACAGCAAATCAAATTGCTGCTGGTCTGGAATCAAGAGATAAGGCGAAGACTTTTATCTACGCATTTATCTATGGAGCAGGTTCAGCAAAAATCGGAAGTATCATCGGAGGTTCGACAGCAGATGGTGAAAGAGCTAAAGAAAAATTTCTTAGAGCAACACCAAGTCTTAGAAGCTTACGAGAAAAAGTGGAACGAGTGGCTACAAGACGATACGTCACAGGACTCGACCAAAGAAGAATAATTATTAGACATCCTCATGCTGCATTAAATAGTTTATTGCAGGGTGCAGGTGCAATAGTTATGAAAAAAGCCTTGACATTGCTAGAAGAATATGTTAAAGTAAAACAAATCAAAGCGTTCCCTGTTGTGAATGTACATGATGAGTTCCAATACGAAGTCAAAGAAGAACAAGCAGAACAGTTTGGAAGAGTCGCAGTACAATCAATTATAGATGCAGGGAAACTATTAAACATAAGGTGTCCTTTAAATGGTGAATACAAAGTCGGAAACAACTGGTCAGAAACACATTAGTACATTAGCTACAGACATCAAAAGTTTGATAGCAGATATATCTAATGGCAAACCTGCTAACATGACTGAAGAAAACTTAAATGTTTTTCTTCAGAATATCAAAGAAGCTATGTTAGCTTGGAATAAACCATACAATGCAGAGAAGTATGCAGGTAAACTTAGAATGTCAATTCTAGGTAAACCATCCAGACAATTATGGTACGATAAGTTTAGTCCTAAAGATAAGAAAGAAGAAAACGCAGGACTAAATTTAAAATTTCTATATGGACATATCATTGAACATTTAGTTTTATATCTTGCTGAGTTAGCAGGACATAAGATTGAAGACCAACAAATGAAAGTTGAGATTGATGGTGTGACTGGACATATAGATTCTAAAATAGATGGTGAGATATGTGATGTTAAGTCAGCTTCATCATTTAGTTTTAAGAAATTTCAAACAGGTGAGATAGTAGGTGATGACCCTTTTGGTTATCATGCTCAATTGTCTGGATATGAAACAGCTAATGGTACTAAGGATGGTGGCTTTCTAGTTGTAGATAAATCAACTGGTGATATTTGTTTTTACAAACCAGATGATATGGCAAAGCCTAATGTTAAAAATTTAATTAAAGATTTAAAGAATGCATTAGAGCAAGATACACCACCAGAAAAATGTTATCCATACAAAGAAGAAAAGAATGGTAACAAAACTTTAGCTATTGGTTGTCAGTTCTGTCCTCATAAATGGGAATGTCATACTGATGCAAATGGAGGTAAAGGTTTAAGAGTATTTAGATATGCAAACAAAGATACTATCTTAGCTGATGTAATTAAACTTCCTAAAGTAGATGAAGTAACTAATGAATACAAATCAAGAATAGAAACATATGGAAAACTTACTTAAACATAAACACCTTCTTATTAGGGCAGAAGTAAAAAACCCTCCTAAAACTGAAGAACATATTATTAAATGGATGAATAATCTTATAGCTAAAATAGATATGAATATCTTAGCAGGTCCTTATGCATCTAAAGTTTCTAAAAAAGGAAACAAAGGTATTAGTGGTGTTGCTATTATAGATACTTCTCATATTGGTATTCATACCTGGGATGAAACAGACCCTGCTTTAATACAACTAGATGTTTACTCTTGCAAAGAGTTTAATAAGATAGATGTATTAAGTTGTATTGAAGAGTTTGACCCTATAACAGTTGACTATAAATACTTTGATAGAGAAAATAATTTTAAGGAATTAAAATGAACGATAAACAAATGAGTAAGATAAGAAACAAAGCTAAACATCTTCTTGTTGAATGGTTAACTTCTCTGTTGTCTAAAGAAGAAGCTAGTAAAATTAACTTTAAAAATGTACTTAATTTTCTACCTAATCAAACACATTATATGCAAGGTGATACTTTTAGATTACAACCTTGGTCATATAAATGGATAGTTAAGAAATTAAAACGCAACCAAGAGTTGACATATGATGATTTAAATGCTATGTTAGAGCCATCAGAAAAACAATTAAGAAGACAAAAGATGATAGAACAAGGACCATTATAATGACACATAAAGATATGTTTAAAGGTACAAACTACGATAGCTTAGATAAGCAAATTGATGGAAACCACTACAAAGGTATGAAGATACAACCTGCTCAGTTTATAAATGAGAATCAATTATTATTTTCTGAGGGTAATGCTATTAAATATATTTGTAGACATAAACTAAAAGGTAAAAGAAAAGATATAGA